TCCATAGAGGCAGGTATCATATCAGCCATGCCATCTCCTGCACCGCTAACCATACCATCGCCCTCACTAGGAATAGCTGGTATTTCACCAGATTCAACTCTGTTAATTAAATCTTGTAACGCTTCTTGACCAAACTGAGCTACAAATTGTGCTAATATTACACTTTGTCTGTCAGTGTCTATTATTTCACCTTGTAAAACGTCAATAGTGCTACTAATTAATTCTTTATCGTTCATTCCTTGGTCTGTCATACCACCAATGCCCACATCCATAGCCATGTCCATAGCATTAACTTCGCCACCTTCTGCAAGAGCAAAAACAGGTCTATCTTTATCTTCTTTTTCCTCATCTATTTCGAAATTACGAGGTATTCTGTAGTTAAATTCACCCTTTTTACCAGCGTCATACCCAAACTCAGGAAATACAGATGTGTTCTTTATAGGCATGCCTCTTGGCATCACTGGGTCTTCCTTTTCTTCTCTATATTTAGGCATTATCATTGAATCTGCAGCTAAACCACCTATACCAGCACCTATGGCTTCTGGCCTTGTTAACGCTGCACCAAATGATGGCGCTCCTATTGCTTCTGTTGCTATTTGACTTGTTCCGCCTGTCATAGCTGAAGGTAGCGCTGATCCGCCTGCTGTTGCAGATAAGTTAGTAGGATTAGCCCCAAATGCACTAGATCCACCTATAGCACTACCAATACCTCCTAAAGCAGCACCTGTTAAAACGTCTTTTGTATCACCACCTTGCAATAAAGAACCTAAGCCACCACCTATTGCACTGGCTACCATAGGGTTTGCAACAAGACTTAACCCTGCCGGTCCTAATATTGCTGGTGCTGCTAAACTAAGTATTGCTGATAACATGTTACGCTCCTAATGCTTTCATTCTATTAATTAAACGCTCTGCTCTGTTAGGCACTTGTGTTCTCCATTTCGAGTCATACATCTGATTTGCGCTCTCAGTAAAGTCCATAATTGATATACTTGCTCTAAGTTTACTAAATTTACTTAGTCTTGTGTACCCCAAATTGTACATCATATTAGATAAAATTAATTGAGCCTCTTCTGGCAAGTCATCAAAGTTGTCAAATAAATTTTTACAATCTGTTATAGTTCCTTGAATATCACTTTCAAAACAGCTATTTACACGCTCTTCACTTACAGGTGTGCCTACGGGCTGCCCGTATTCTGGATCAGAATCAAGAACCAAATGGCCAATCCCAAAAGTAGGCAGGTTAAGGTGATCCAAGTAAATTGCATGTACTTTTCCTTCATCGGCTTCTAATTCTTGTCTTAATTTATCAATGTCCATAACTACCTCCAAAACTTTACGTAAAGTTTTACTTTTTGTGCGCTTTCCTTATGCTTTCTTTGCCTTTTTTAAATATACTAGCTACTTTATTTTTACCCATCACCTTTGCTCTTTGCTCGCCAACTGTAAGTATCTGTATCTTTCTCGCAAAAGGTTTACTGACTCTTTTAACTTTTGCAACCGTAGCTCTGGCGTCTGCTTCTGTGGCAAACTTAATACCAACTGTGTCTTTTGGGTTCTCATCTGTGTATAAACGTCTGCCTGAGCCTTTTGGCTTTTTTCCTGTTCCAACTTTAGGGTCTCTTTTTTTAGCCATCTTTCTTCTTATCCTAAAAAGTCTATCTGACATTATTTTTTCTTAACTGTTTGCTTTGCTCTTCTAAAGTTTTTAGCTGTAGGTGCGCCTTTTGCACCTTTCTTTCTCATCTTTTCACCGCTACCAGCTTTTATTCTTCTTCTCTTAGCTTGTATATTTCTGTATAAACTCATTTAGTAAGACCTTTCTGCTTTTCATATGTTCTAAGTCCTCCGATGCCAAGCATGCCGCCAAGAACAGTTAAAAGTGTACCCATATCAAAATCCGGCAGCTCTGGTAATTCTGCACCAGCAAAACTTGCACCAAATATAATTAGATCTTTTACGATAAAGTGATATGCAAAAGCAATCGCACAGACCCACCCAACTGCTGGGCGCCAGCCGCCTTTAAATATAGAGCCACTCGCTGCCTCTGCTTTGTTAATCTCTAACTGAGCAAGCAAAGCCTCCTGAGCATGTTTTTCAGACATGGTAGCTATTTCGTGAGCCAACTTAGCCTTTTGATCTGCATCAGGTATAAACTTATCTAATAATCCTGTAACTGGTCCTATAAGAGCTTGTAACATTAATATACCCTCACTTTCTCTTCATTAACCTGTGGTACAAGTTTGCATATACATTCATATGTAATAGTCTGCCCTGTATCATTTTTATACTGCTGTTCATTTAAATACTTCGTATAATATATACAATCTGCAACTGATTTAAAATATATAGATCCCTGCGCCATTCCACCAAGATAACATGCCAATGCAAACGCTGTCATTATAAAGCACTCTGTGGCGTTCTAACTACAGCAAATTCTTGTATGCTTGCAATAACATGCAACCTATCTACATGTCCCGGTGTTACCTTAATTATCTCTCCTGCATTCAAAATAAGATCTCTTGTTAAAAGCTCAACACTAGTATTTGCGGCTATATCTTTAACTTGAAATAAATTAAAAGTTTGATTTGTTACTGCTCCTGCGCCATTTAATCCATCGCCAGTTATGGTAACTGTAATAGTTGATGCGCTACCAGAATCATTAGAAACTATTATAGAGTTTATAACAGATTGATTAAAATCAGCGTTAGATGGTGCTGTGTATAATGTTTTCGCATCAGTGTTTGTAGTCAAATCTATTTTGGCGTTTGTTAATCCTTGAACATATTGTGGGATACTTACAACTAACATTATCTTCTTCCATCTTGCACAATATTTACTTGAGGCGTTCCTAATTTAAATTTCGTACCTAACTCCGTGGCCTCCACACGCAATGCAAAGGTTCTGCCTCTAACTCTAACATCTAGCTTTTCTGTATATACTTCTACAGGTGTAGTGGCTGTTCTTTGTGATGTGTTGTTGTCATCTGTCTGCGTAAATCCAGATCCTGAGTGCGTTCTTGCCTTTATTGTAAAATCAACTTGTGGATTAACTGATGTAGATCCTGCAAAATTTACATCTGGTATTATTCTATTTATAAAACCAAATCTGCCTGCATCACCAAGTGTCATAGGGGCAGATTCAACAAATGATGTCATTGCTGTTCCATCATCATCAAATCCTGTTTCATGGTTAAATAAATTTTGACCACCTGTTGCTAATGGTAATGTTCTAATACCTCTATCTAGCCAAGCCTGTCTTGCTAAAGAACCAAAATACCATACATTTTCTAAATAATTGTATATAACATATTTATCTATTTCAGTGCTACTTGCGCTAGGATAAAACCACCATATTTCGCTAAACTCAGTATTAGCTCCGACATGAACCTTATCACGCTCTTCTATATTTAAATCAAGAAAAACTTTATCTTTTACACTACATGGTAACTGCTGTGTCTGCCCATTATATAAATAAAACGTATCAACACCCATCCAATAAACACTGTCGTCAACAGCAATAGCAGAAGCTGGACTCATTATTGTTATATTTTTAGATAGCTCTTTTATACCAAATGTAAATGGTGGCCCAATAAATCTCATAGAATGTAATGTTTTATTAGTATAAACTAGTATTTGCTCTTTAGTTTCTACAGCTTGAACAAACTCAGAGCCACCACCTAACCTAATATCACCTGCCGTATTGGTGGTTGTAGGAAAAAAATCCAAGGGATTTTCTTGTGATGAAAATCTTATTAACAATGGATCTTGCACACCATCTCCATCTGTATCAGTTAAACTAGACCCTAAACCATCACAACCAAAAACTATAACATGCCTGTCTTGATCCGAAACTATTATTTGTTTTGCGACTGTGGGAATACTTGTTTTTGTTCCTAATCTAGTATTAAGTTTTACTGCTCTAGTCCCTGTTCCATTTGTTTTGTCCCAATAAAATAAACCACCATCTCTTGGATTTATTATAATGTCTTCACCAAAATTATCATGTGACCAAAGCCTAATTTGCGCACCCGGTACTGTAACCGATGCTGCATTTCCCCATCCAACAAAGTCATTAGCAGAATCGTCATTGCCTACAGCTAATCTTACAAGTGTGTTATCAGTATGCGTTGCTGCAGTTGTGCCACTGTGACCTCTTGTTACATTTAAAGTATCATCGTCAGTATCTCCAGCTACAAGCATAAGCTCATTATCCACAAGAATAACATCTCCAGCATCTGTAATTCCTGTTTCATCATCAACTGCTATGCCGGTCTCACTGGTGTCTAAGTTTTCGTTAAGTTGTGTAGCCAAAGCCCCATCTGTTGTTCCACTCCACTGACCCGCACCCCATCCTGTTCCACCAACAGTAACATCAAGGCCCGTATTAATTTGAAATACTAACTCAACACTACCGCTACTTTTTGCCGCTCCTGTAGCAACACCAGAGGCATTACTTCCAACATCAATTTTAAACGCATTAGAGCTAACGATTTCTATTATTTGATGTTCTTTCCCATTAGAGTCTCCAATAGCAGAGGCGGCTATCCCACCAACTGCAGTATCAGCATTTGATATTGTAACAAAATCATTTAAATTTGCCCCATGTGCTGATGCATTTACTATGACCTGTGATTCAGTGCCTGTGGTTGTGTTTGTTGTAAATGTAACATTTGTATTTATTGTTTGTCTTTCAGGGGTTATATCGTTAAATGTTTGCCCCTCTTCTATGTAATATTTTAAATGTGTGCCTATTCCAAGAAAATCAGAGCCGTCTAACGCAACCCAATTAAGAAGTCTTCTTGCACTACCTAAATATGTATTAGGACTAAACTTTGACCAACCACCTATTTTTTCTGGTGACCCTATTCTAAATCTAATTTTATCTCCATCAACAAATCCGCCCTCATTACTGAATGGAGTAGTGTCTGAAGATATACCGGGTTTAAACATTAATTTATTTAATGGCATTAGAACGCCCTCGTTGATAAAGTTCCAGTATAAGCACTAGTATCGATACTTCCAGTGCCACTATTAACATTTGCTAAAGCATATGGCCTTGCTGGAGTAAAACTACTATTACTTCCAGATATTGTCATAGTTACATTAAAAGATCCATCAGTAGAATTGGATACATTTGCAAGTGCGGTTCCACCTGATGATGCAGTATCGCCATTTAAAACTGTGCCACTTAATGTGCAACTTATACTTAGATTATTTGTAAAAAGAAATTTACGATCGTTGCCCGATCTTACATATCTCCACCAAAGTCTTAATGCGCCTGAAAAATTTAATTGATGATTAGTTGTACCAGAGTATCTGTTATGACTACTCACAGATCCACTATATTGATAAATACCTATATTGGCATATTCATCCATACGTAATCCACTTACTGTATTAGGTCCTATTGTAGCTATATACAATGCATAATTATTACCAACTGGAGAAGAACCTCCTTGCGCTGTATCGCCAATAAATCGAGCAGCATTGTTCCCATCGCTAGTATTAATATTATATCGAGTACTAGATGCAGAAGCGGTTCCAAAAATAGTTGATGCGTTTGGTGTATCTGCTCCAACTGTTATTGTTCCTTGAGAATCTATGGTATTTCCATTATAAGAAAAAGTACCAGTACGATCTATATACTTCTCAACAGTTAAGTCCGTGGTTATATTAGACACGACTATTGTTGAGCCATTAGAATTATCAAAAGTTGAAGTTCCAAGATGGCTTGTTGATGATTGAGTTACATTTGAAGTTTTCAAAGTAGACTGTATATTACCACTACCTTTTAATTCCAATGTAGTGCTTGAATTATTTGTTAGAGGTGATCCATTAGGATTGGCTATGTCATTGCCATTAGTGTCAAGTATTATTTTTTTATGTGCTGAGTCATTATTTATTTGTAAATTACCTGAAACAGTTTCTGTTAATTTAAATAATTGAACTGGTAATTTGCTTTTTGCAGTACCAGCTATATCATTTAAAACCCCAGAATTGCTATCTAACACAGATTGACTTATCTCTGTAAATCCAACATTTGAAACTAAAGGTATTGACATTTATCACCTAAAACTTAACTGTTTCTGTAAATGAAAAGCTAGTCCCGTTAAATAATCCAAGAGCAAAATCTACACTATCTCCTAAAGAAATACCTGTTGAAACATTACTCCCAGATAAAGCTGTGCTTCCATCACCAGCATTCCAATTAATTGTTATTTTGTTTGCTGAAGTTTTTTTATCAATAATAACATATTGACCAGCCACTAAATTATCAGTTTGTACGTTTACTGTTTGAGTGCCACTAGAAACTACAATTTGTTGATAAACAGATGTAGCTCCACCTGCTATAACATTTAACGTACCTGAGATTGTAGCAAGTGATTTGACCTCAACTAAATTTTGATTAACGTAAGTACTAACATCCGTGACAGCCGCCTGTACCATCGTGCCACCGTCATTTAAAACAACTCTATCTGCATCAACTATAGTTGTAGCTGTTGCTGAAGTATCTCCATCAATTTTATTTAATTCAGTTGCCGTTGCTGTAAGTTTTGTGCCGAGAATAGATATTGTTGATAATAAATCAATTACTTTAGCATTTGATCCACCACCTCCATCTGCATAAATAAATCCCTTAGATTGAGCTGCTATTTCAACTGCTCTACCGTCACCAGCAGCAGGACTACTATGACCTGTGCCTTGTATGATAATAAGCTTTTGATCTGCTTGATTGTCTATAAAATACATTTTTTCTGCATCATTAGGGCTTATTGTAACTGTACAATCACCTCCGGGTGAGCCAGTGAATATTAAAACTTTTCTACCACCTTCTGAAAGAGATCCATTGCTAGTAGTCACTGTCTTGGTTGTTGTTCCGGTTACACTTATACTAACCACACCATTGACAGCCTCATCAATTAAATCAAAATTATTATTAGTAGTAGTTCCCCAAGCTCCTGCCTGTTCACCAGCTCCTATTTTTTCTATACCTAAGTTAGTTGTGTATGTACTTGCCATTTTTACCTCACTGTATTTCTGTCCAAGTCTCTGATCCAGATGGTGTTATTTCTGTCCAAGTCTCTGTGCCGCTTGGCGTTATCTCAGTAAACGTTTCTGTTGCAGTGTCTGTAACAACTGCTACATATAGTATATCTCCAGACGCTGTTTTTGTAAAATTTATTTGCTGAGAAGATGTCCCAGCAGTTATAAAATTACCTTGAGTAGTTTTTGAAAAATTACTATCTAAACTTGCAATAGCCTCTTTTACAAAAGCTATATTTTCTGCTGTGGTTGTAAAATTACTGCTTAAGTCAATGTTTCCGCTAGCTTTGGTGCTAACTTCTGCAGTTTGAGTAAATATTCCACTTATATTAATTACACCAACTAATGTGCCTACAGCTACAGTAGCAGAAGAACCTATGGCGCTCATTTCTGCTGTTGCCGCTTGTACTACGCCACCTACATCAGCAATAGCTGCATCAGCAATAGCAGAGTGACCCAACATTAATCGGCATCCTCTATCTTGTTGCCTTCAGCTACCCATTCAAGGATTGCTTTATACTCTGCGTTTCTAGGGTCTAATGGTACACACGAATTTTGACCATCTATTGTAGCCTTAATTGCACAATTTTTATTGTCACCATATTCATCCTTTATGTATTTTGCTGAAGCAATGTTTATATTATCCATTATATCTCCTATAACTCTGCTTTAAAATCAATTGTACAAGTAGTATCATTGTTAGCACCCATCTCACATGGTCTATTTGTAGTAGCATCGCCACCAGTAGTAAAAGATATATACACTTGTTCTTCGTTAGTTCTTTGAAAAGTTACATCTGAAACAGCACGACTAGCAGTTCCATCATAAACTCTAAAAGTTCCACTATGATCAATAGTTGGTGCTGCTCTCATTATATTAGGATATTGATATACTGCTCTTGAAGCATTAGCACCTAATACATAACCAATAGCTATGTTAAAATAGTTACTTGCTGCAGAGTCCCATCTGTGAAAATATCTCTGACACAAACGCAGTTCTTCCCCAAATGACCTATTCTCAAATGGTGTGGCTTGTCCTGCTTCTAACTGAACATTTGCAATATCAATAGTAAAAGTATTATTAACCTCTGCTCTATAATCAAAACCTAATTCAATAAAACTATCTTCATCATCACCTATAGTTTTTCCACTTATAGAGGGCATTGTAAATGTCACAGTATATTCTGCCCATGAAGTTGTAATTGCTTGACTTGACACAATAGCAGTTTCTACATCAGCACTTGGAGAGCCACCAGTGCCAAAGTCTTGTGTAATATTAACTCTTACAGTTCTACTTGCATCTGCTTTCATGTACCAACTTAATGTGCATAGTTGACCTGATAAAGTTCTCACATCTTCAATACGAGTTCTATCACTATTGTAACCAGTATTTGTAAAAGCAGTAGTTTGTGCATGACGAAAAAAATATTTTGGATTACTTGGAACATCTGTTTGTCCTAAAGCAAATTCTTGTCTGCTAACTGTCATAGCACCACCAGCACCAGTTGTAGACCTCCATCTGTCAGCACTAAAACCACTAACTGTTATTGAGGTTGCTCTTTGCCAACATTGGAATCCACCATTAATTACAACATTACGTCTACCACCAAGTTGACTACTGGTCAGAACTTCACCCATCTTTGCTAATTCTGCTGCTTTGGTCATCTATTCACCTTTTAGTGCTTTTACTTCTGCTTCTAATTTTTCTATTCTTGTCATTGCTTCTTGTAGTGCTTTTACTGCTTTCATATAAAGTATAGAATAAGCTATTCCCTTTACCTTGTCTTTTACTTCTTTTACATCTCCCACAGTTTTATCATCTGGAATAGTATCGCCCTCTTCATAAAGAGTTCCAAATTCAGATGAGCTTTTTACATCTGCTTTACTGGGTGAATATTCCTTAATTAATTTAGGACTTATTTTTTCCATTTCTTGTGCTATAACACCTAGTTGAATTTTAGCTTTATCCTCACCATACTGCCTAACATCATCTTTAGCTTTATAATTTATAAATCTAATAGCTTTGATATCATCCCATTGACTATTTGCATCTGTAATGTTTTGTTTAATTCTTATATCTGAGTATTGTGAAAAAGTACCATCATGGTTTCTCATATCACCATCTGTATATATATGCGCTCTTTCTGCTGTGCTATCTTCAAACTTCATAAAAAAATTTGTATTGTCATCAGGTGATGCTTGTGAGAAGTCAAACATCATACCATAAGGATCAGATTGCGTGTTCTCTGCAAATATCATTATTGAACCATCTGTATGTGAATGAAACACATGGGCAGTAGTAGCACTTAATCTTGAATTAGTAACAGTATTATCTGGTGATGCTCTTAGAAAACCTTTATTAGCAATTCTCATTCTTTCTTTTATGCCATCAGAACCTCTTGTAATAAATCGTATATCAGCCCTATCACTTGCACTAGATGTGCTTTGAATTGCTGCTATTCCTGAACCAGATGACCTATGTACAAAGATAAGTCCCGTGCCTGTTTGAGTAGATGTATCATCGTGGTTTACTGTTTGAATACCTGCCCAAGTGTTTGAGTTTGTTTGATCGTATGCTGTTGCAAATGCTTGTGAATTTTGAATTTGTATGCCAGTAGTTCCTGCACTTCCAGAGTCATTATCTCCTACATCTAATGGAACACTTGGACTAGCAGTTCCTATGCCCACACGATTATTTGAGGCATCTACTTTTAATGTAGATGTATCAAATGTAGCATCACCTGTTACAGCAAGTGTGCTAGAAAGAGTTGCTGCACCAGTAACTCCTAGCGTACCACCCATAGTAACATTTCCATCAAACGTACCACCATCTGCTTTGCTTACAGTGTCTGCAGCACTAAAAGCATCAAAAACTATTATTTCTACTAGATCATCAACTGATGCTGCTTGAGTTAATACTATTTGAGTTCCACTTGTAGATGTGTAGTCTGCATCACCTAACTTTACACCATTTTGATATACATCAACAAAGTTACTATCTGTGTAACTTAATGTTGCACCCTCTGACCCTGCACCTGTAAAAATGGTTTGACCAGCGATAGCAGTATAAGTGTGCTTTCTTCTAACTCCAAATTGTGGACTGACTCCTATGTAGGGCATATTTACTCCGTTGGTTTATCTGGAAATTTAAAATCTTTATCCGTAATTGCTTTAAATTTTTTGGTTATATCTCTTAGTTCTTGTCTGTAATTTTTCCACTGTGTATCGTTTGATAAAGTAACATCTCTTGATTGTGTCCAATCTGTTTGAGTCAATAAGTTATTTCGTAAAAATCTTAATTCAGCTAAATCTCTTTCAGCTTGACCATTGTCCCATTTTTTCTCTTCAGCTTCTAACTCCTCTTGCTCTTTATCAGTAAGTTCAATTTCAATTCCATTTACATTTTTAATTCTATTTTTCATTATACAATACCATATAATTTAAAGATTCCACTAGCTATATCATCAGATGTGGCTTTTATTCTTATTGCATCAATAGTAACTGAATTTGATTCATATGCACCCAAAGATTGAGTCATTATATAATAAGTATCGCCAAACGCCCAAAAGTCACCATGTATGACAGTTCGTCTTGCTCCTCCTAAATTGTGAAACGTCAATGTACCATGACCACCACCTTTATTAGCAGTGTTACTTATTCCATGATAATTGTATCCAGCAAAATCATTAAAATAATTTACATCTGTTGCTGTCGTTGAAGTATTTGTGTATGACCTATGAGTTATACAATTATATTGGCTATCTCCATAATAAGATGAACCTGCATTAGAGCTTACTAAAACACGAATATGTTTACCATTTGTTTCTGGAACAAAAGCATCTATTGTGATTTGATATCTTGGATAAGTGCTATCTAAAACAACGCCATTACTACCATTAACAAAATCAACAGTAGCAGTATTACTTGAAATAGTTATTGACCTAAGAAGTTTTCTTGTGCCTGCACCTGTCACAGAGCCACTAAATGCAAATGTATCTGCTAAGTTTATGCCCTCTGCTTGTACTTTTGTTAATGCCATCCTTTACTCCGTTGGTTTCTCAGGAAACTTAAAATTTTTGTCTTTCATTGACTTAAAGGTTTTTGTTATATCTCTTAATTCTTGCCTATATTTTTTCCAAGCATCGCTCATTGTTACATCACCTAATGCCATATAATCTGTTTCAGCAAGTAATTCATTTCTTGCAGATCTTAATTTTAATAAATGTCTTTCTGCTTTGCCATCTAACCATGCCTTTTCTTCAGCATCTTTTATTTTTTCTTCTTCTGCTGTGAATTTTTGTTTTCCGCCACCTGCTAATTGATGATATCTAGCCATATTGTATCCTTAATTAAATCCATATAATTTAAATTTACCAGTGTGTTGACCACCACTAAGTTGAAATAATATACCTCTACAATAGTAAGCGCTATAAGTTCCGGGGTCCATACCAACATGAAAAGTAAATGCTTTATGATTAGCATCTTCATCAGAAAAACTACCCTGACCATTAAATGCAACAGGGGCATCTGTAGTATTTACATTTTGTAAAATACCATGAAAAGCTCCTCCCTCTCCAGTAGTATTTCCTATTTCATCAGTTCCTATAACTCCATAAGAACTAGTGTAATTTTGCGATCTATATGCGGCTGTGCTTGAGTTCATGCCTAACTGAGAGTTTCCATAAGAATGATGATTACCTGATATTATACTTCCAGCATCTCCACTAGCAGTTGTTGTTAGGTAAAACTTTACTTGTAATTGCCTTTCATCTTCTGTTGAGGTATGTATTTCATACAAAAAAAGATAGCTATCATATGTGCTGTTTATAAAAGAATTGTTAACAACAAATGTACCATCAGATGTGCTTATAGCTTGATCTACTAATTTTACTAAAGGACCGCCTGTAGGTGATTGAGTAAAATTAACAACACCGCCACTTGATATAGAAATAGCATCTGTATCACTTGCACTACCAATATTACCTGCATCAGGTATAACTATATTGCCTCCGGGTGTAAATGTACCACCGCCTGTAATTGCGCCACTAAATGTACCTGTTGACGCACTTAATGCACCATTATTTGGATGACTTACTGTACCCACTGTCCTAAACAAGTAATATACAAAGATGTTATTACCTGAGTTATTTGATGGTGGAGCAGTAAATGTAAGTGTAGTTCCGTTGCTTACTGAATAAGCTACGGAGGGTTCTTGGATAACACCATCTACAGATACAAGTATATCTTCATCTGAACCTACTGAATGATCTAGGGTAAAGTTTTGATTAGATCCATTACCTGAAAATACAGATGCTGCTTTAGATGCTACAAATCTATTTGCTGCTGTGTTACCTATATATGGCATTAAGCTGTTATCTCCATTATTGATATAGTTATATCAGATGCTCCTGATGCAGCGAATGTAAGTTCGTCAGTGTCCTCTAATACAACCTTGTTACCAGCTAGTAATTCAAGAGATGAACCTACAGGCACTGGTGCATCTTTAATTAAATGAACTGTGTTATTAGCACCACTATTAGTTCCACTATGTGTTCTGCTGGCTGTATCTGATACAAGTTTTACTGATACAGTGACTTGGCTTGTCGTTGTGTTAGCAACCATAATTCCTAAAACTATTGTTGCAACAATCGAACCACCTGCAACATATATTTGGTCTTCAGTTGTTATCCCTTGTGCTGTAACTACTTTAAATGTATTTGCCATGTTATTATCCTAACGCTATTGCTAAAGCCGTTGCCTCATCTGCTGCTGCCGAAGCAGACGTTGCACCTATATCAGACAATACTTCAGAGGCACTTCTGCTTTCTAAACCATTTGCAGTAAATCTTGCAAACTCATCATCTGCTACACTAGAGGAATCTATCTTAACTGCATTAGTATTTGATATACCAAATGTTAAGGAGGCTTGACCACCAATATCACTTAATACTTCAGATGCACTTCTGCCTTCTATTGATGTACCATCAACTCTTAAAAAGTCATTATCCGCAACACCACTTGTTGCAACTAATACATTGCCATTAGATATACCAGTTGATAAGGTGGCAGTTGTTGTAATTGCTGTGCCGTTTAATGTCATCGCATCTGCTTCTAATGTACCATCAAAGTCACCATCAACTGCATCTATATTACCTTTAAAAACTGTAGCTGAAACTGTACCAGTGCTTGGATTGTAAGTTAAATCACCATCCATTTCTAAACCAACATTTCCAGTGCTAGATGTAGCATCCTCTACAAATGTGATTAAGTTTTCTTCATTTGTGCTTTCATTATCAGTTACTAAAACATGTGCTGCATTTACTGCATCAGTAGCGTTAGCACTTGTATATGTGTTTACCTGAGAAGCATTTACATATTTTGTAGTACCGCCATCATCTATTAAAAACTTATCTGAATCAGCAATAGTAATAGATGTTCCATCTGTTGCACCATCTATTTGAATAGCTGCACCTGATACCTTATCTGCCGTACTTATTGTGCTAAGTTTACTATCTGCAATACTCCCTGCTAGTTTGGATGAAGCAATACTTCCTGCTAACATATCATTAGTTACTGAACCTGTATCACCTGTTCCTACAAGTGTTCCAGTTGTAGTTGGAAAACTTATCAGAGCTTCAGTATGATTTATTTTATTAGATCCTAATGTAATTGCATAGTTACCCATGTATCCATGAGAAGAACATTGATAATAAAGTATATTAGGTGTGTCCTCATTTACTGCTATTTGTAAATATGTACTAGTTGTTGTTACTCCAGTTGTATATGCTGTAGTCTTATCTGCATCCAGATAAAGTCTAAATGGATGATTTGACATATCACTTGAGCTAAGAGTAAACCTATAATAATATTCTGAATTAGATGTTACATTGTCAACACCATGTAATGTTAAAGCAGGTGACTCAACACCATTTATAAAGTAGGCATTAGAGCTGCCATCTCCATAATAAGGATGAGCCGCTGTTTTAGCTGCCACTGTAACCGTAAATTCTATAGGTGCTGATGAACTCCCATATCGACCTGCATGTGTATTAGCAGAGCTTAAATCTAAAGTAGAAGCCCCAACGTCACTCAAAAGAACTGACTTAGATGCTGGTATTGTACAAAAAATAGTTTTTGTTCCAGCACTAAAATCAACTGCGCTATCACTGTTTGAGCTACTAATAATTGTAGTTCTGGCTATGGTGCTAGAATCACTACTAAGTGTACCTAGACCAACCTCAAACTCAGCGGTTCCGGGTAGGGTTATGGCGTAATATGTTGTATTAGAATTACCAATACCAGTACCAAAAGTTTCAAAACCAGTAACCGCACCAGCTAGTGAAATTGTACCAGTGCCGGTAGTAATGGTTGTTTCTTTTACTCTGTCGTTTATTACAAAAGCCATTATTTTAACTCTATTGTTAAATTATTTGCATTAATCCTAAATATATCACCTGTTGATATTGTTTTAGATGCATCTAACGCACCTATAAATAATACGTTACCACCAGACCCAACAACATCTAAACTAGCAGTTTCATCAGTTGCTATAAAAATATGTGTTATTGTATTGCTACCACTTGTGCATTCAAGATATTCTATAGCGCTTGTATTTTTGCAAGTTTGTGTATCAGCAGATTCTGCTGTTAGTGTCCAATCAGCATGATTGACTCTTTTTCTTGCATATGCACCAAANGTTGCTTCTGTTATAACAGGATCTCCAGACTCACCTGTTGAGTCATTAAAATTTGAT